TAGTGGCCGTTCTTGTCGAATGTAGCGCATGGCGTGTCGGCCCGGCAGAACTCGCGCAGCTCGGAGAGCACGCGCTCGGCGTCACCCGTGAGCACGCCCTGGTTACGCCAGTTGCCGAGCTTGAACGCGTTGGTGAACGCGTCACGCAGGTTGAGGTACTTGCGGAAGATCGTCATGCCGCCATGATAGCGGCCGTTGCCTCTACGCAGGAACAGTCGTCTGATTCGGTGCCGACTGCGCGATCGCACCGGCCTGAGCCAGACTCTTCGCCGCATCCGCGGCGACAGGAGCTGCCGCCAGCACCTGCTGCAATTGAGCCTGCTGCTGCTTGGCCTGGTTGATCGCGGCCATCTCGTCGTCGGTGTACATGCAGCTCGCCGGTGCGCCGTTCGCTTCGGCCAGCACCTTGATGGCCTCGTCGAAGTTGAACCTGGCGAAAATCCCGGGGCCGGCGGCCTGCGCGAGTGGCGCGAGCTGCTCGAACGTGCGCAGGATGCTTACGCCCTTTTCCGCCTTGCGAGCGCGCGACAGCGGTGAGTCGTACTCGACCGAGTAACCCCCGCCGGCCTCGACCAGCTCCGGTGGTGGTGGCGGCAGCACACCGTTCTGGTGCAGGATGGAGAGCTCGCGCTCGACGATCTTCGCCAGGAACTCCGACTCGATGCGGCTGGCCGTCGGTGCGAGCAGTGCGCCCTGCTGCTGTGCGATGAGCATGGCCTGCGTGGCCGTCATCTGCGGGTTCTCCAGCAGCACCTGGAACATCTTGCCCCACAGCGCGTCGTTGATGACGTTGCGCTTCTGCTCCATCATCTCCAGGCCCAGACGCACGTCGCCACCGGCTTGCATCGGGTGGATGAGCTGCTGCCCCTGGTCGTTCACACCGCCGTAGTTGATGGCGCCAGGCGTCAGGCGCAGCGCGTCGAGAATGCCGTCCTTGTGCGCGAGCTGAGGCGGCAGCGCGGCGAGTTGTGCCGCCTGCACCGTCGTGTTCATCATCGCGTACAGCATCTTCACATCGGGCAGGATCATCTCGACCGGCCCGCGGCCATACACCTCGCCCGGCGTGTTGGCGTACCGGCCGATCGCGTAGGGGAAGGCATCGTAGCCCTTGTCCTCCACGATCTCGCCGTTCTCCATGCAGATCTCGTAGCTCGCGAACTTCTTGCCCTTGGCGTCCGAGCGTGTCACGTCCAGGTCGTCGCGCGGCTTGACCACGCACAGGAACTTGTACTCCTCGCCCGGGTTGCTCTTGGCCTTAGCCACCAGCGTCGACGGCAGCTTCTCCTCGCCGAACTCGGCCACCGCGTTGCGCGCGGTCATGACGTGCTCGTAGCTCATGAGGTTCACGACACCGAACTGGTCCTCGGCGAAGTACATCTGCCACAACGGGCAGGCCCGGTAGTTCAGCTTCGTGCCGGTGTCGCCGGTGTACAGCGCGCTGGTGCCGAAGGCGCCCAGATCGATCAGCGTCTCCTGCACCTGCATGTCGAAGTTGCCCGCGTAGCGGGCAGCGAACAGGATGTCGTTCAGCTCGTCGAAGTACCGAGTGACGGCGATCGACTTGTTCAATGGCTCGATGCTCGCCTTGAGCTTGTGCCACACCTGGTTGCGCGGCACGACCAGCGAGTGAGCGGCAGCGCCGAATCGCTCGAGCGCGAGCGACGGCTGCGCATCCATGATCTTCGACGTCTGGCGGTCACCCTTCTGCCGGTTCGGCGAGTTGCGGTCGTTGAACCGAGCCTTGCGCGGCAGCACCCGCTCGGCGATCTCCTGCCACAGCACGTCGAACTGCGAACGGTCCGTGACCATCCGCTCGTGCTTGTCGATGAGTGCGCGTGCGCGAGGGTCAGCCATGGCTCAACCGCCCAGCAGTTGCTTGGTGGCGAGCGAGCTCGCGCCGAGCGTGGAGGGGTCGGCATCGCCCACCAGCACGTTCGCAGCGCGGCCCTTGCGCTTGCGTGCCATGTCGGCCGCCTGCTGGTCGACGAGTGACTGGTCGACCTGTGGTGTCACGACCGGTTGCGCTGCTGGAATGTTCGAGCCCATGGATTCCCCTTTGGCGCGCATGCTGACGCAACACCGCCCGCTTGTCGAATTCGTTGCCTAGATGGCGTCCTGCACCACAGCTTGCGCCGGGCGGCGAGTCATGAGCGCGGCGGCCATGTCCAGGCGCGCGACAGGCCGAGCAAAGGTGAGCGCCAGGCTGTCGCCGTCATCCGGTGAGGCAATCCCGCGCTTCTTCATGTCGTCCTTCTTCTCAAGCTGAATGCGGCCATCCTTGTCGAACCCGTACTCCGGCCCGATCAGGTCGTCGCGCAGATCGGGGCTGTCGTCGATGCTGCCGGTCTTGAGCCATTCGCGCATCTCGCCCCACATCTCGGCCCGCTTGTTCGCGTAGTCCGTGGAGTTCATGGCCACCGCGCCGAAGTTGATCTCGTGCACGTTGTAGCCCCAGGCCTTGAGCATGTCGACGGCTCCGCCTCCCACACCCCCACCGTCGATGAACACCGCATCGGGCTTGTACTGCTTGATGGCCTCGGCGATCTTGTTCGCGCTGAACACCGTGTCCTGGTTGCGCCACACGATGGCCGGCAAGGTCTGCGCGTCGCGCCCCTTGCGGAACCGGATCACGCTCTTGTCGTCACCGAAGCGAGCGATGTCCACGCCCACGACCAATGGCGCGCCGCGATCGAACTCCGGCTGTCGGGTCTGAGCGTCTTCCACAAGATCGCTTGGGATGAACTGGTTCGAACCTGCACGAGGAAAGACGCCGCGAACCCGGACACGGGCGAAGTCAGAATCCTCTCCGTAGCTAGCCACGATTTCATCAAGGTAGGCGCGGTTTGTTCCTTCCACCTCTCGCGAATCGATCTGCCGAGTAACCCATAGGTGGCGGTAACGCCCGAAACACTCGCGGAATCGACCGGTGTTACGAGTTGGGTTGCCAAAGGCAATCCAAATGATCTCGGTGTTTGCGTCTGTCAGCGCTCCCTCAGCGACTTCCCACACCTTGTCCGCGATGCCCGAGGCCTCGTCCATGATCAGCACGATGCGTCGGCCCTCGTTGTGAAGGCCGGCGAACGATTCGGTGTTGTTCTCGCTCCAGGGCGATGCGTCCGCGCGCCACGACTTCTCGTGCTGCTTCTCGTACATGCTCATCGCCGGCACCGACCACCAGTCGGCATTGACGCCCAGACGCACCCACTTGGCGATCTCCGGCCAAGTCTTGGTGCGCAACTGCGCCTCGGTGTTGGCGGTGACCACGACGCGCGTCTCGGGGCAGGTCGACATGGACCAGTCGACGATCATGCCGACCAGCGCTGACTTGCCGATGCCGTGCCCCGAGGCCACCGCGATGCGCAGCGGCTGCGTGCGCGTGGTGCGGTTGCTCAGGTGCGTGCCGATCACGTTGAGGATGTCGGCCTGCCAGGCCCGCGGCCCCGTGTGGTGAGCCAGCGCGTCCTTGCCCCAGGGGAATGCGTCATGCGCGAAGCCGACAGGGTCGGTCGCGTAGTTGTCCATCTCCGCGACGAGCGGGTCAACCTTCGCTTTGGCCATCGGTGAGTCGTTTCTCGCGTGCTTGTCGCATGATGGCTGCGCGATCCGTGACGTCCTCGACGGTCACGTCGAGCTTGTCGCCGTAGCGTTTTGGATCCCACTTGGACAACAGCTTGAGCCGCGTTTCGACTCGCAGCTTCGAGCGTGCAATCCATTCCGTGTTGGCCATCTCGCCGTTCGGACCGAACGTCGTATCGTTCGCCGTGTCGTCTGCGATCGCGAGACATTCCTCTGCGATTGCGTCAAAGCCTATCGCGCGCGCGGATGCGATGGCTTTTCCGAAATCCTCATCCTCCTTGGCCCAAGCGTAAACCGTGGGCCAAGCAGGCATGCCTTCTGCGCGACAGATTTCACGCAACGGAACACCCTGGGACAGCTTCGTGCAGATGGTCTCGACGATCTGCTTCGAGTAGCTCTTGCGCTGCGCTAGCGGCAGCTTCGGACGACCTCGCGTCGCCATCTCATTTCCCCAGCATCAGGACCATGGACTCGAACGACTTCACGCCGTTTCGCATGATCGTTCGGCTGCCCTTTCGGCCGTTGGCGAGATCCGCCTTCGTCAAGGGCTTGTCCAGCCCCCTGGCAGC